GTTACACCCCGAAGCAGGCTATTTATCAGAAATACCATGGACGAGATGAGTACTGGATTAATGCAAGAGAAAAGTGAAGTCCAGAAAGTCCCTGAACGGGGAGTTTCTTTGGACGATATTAGGCGAACAGAAGACGATCAGGTACCATTTGCGGCAGTGCTAGTGCCCGACCCAGATGCTGATTTATGCCATTCTATCCCAATATCCGTTCAAGAATACTGGCCTAAGAGAGAGATTTCTGGTTTGTATCCACTGATAACATACGTGGAACATATTACTGATCTTTTCTTGGACATAAATTATAGATCCACTATGTCTGATCATGAGATGAGTATTTTTTTCCAAACACTAACATCTCGGGATAAAATACCATACAAAATTTCACAATCACATCACTCATATGATTTTTTTAAGTTGAGAAACGCAGCAGTTGAAATAACCATCGTTTTAGATGGCACTGAGTCTACGCCAGATTTGCAAAAGTACATCAATATTGTTAAGATACTCAAGAAATTACCAGCTGCAGAAAGAATGATGGTACAAAGTAGACTAGAAAAGAAAATTGGTCCAATTGTTGCTCTTGCTAGCAACGTTAATTTGCAAAATGTTTATTGGTTTTTGGGCAAATTGAAACCTAATAACTCCTTCCCACTTATTGATCAAATATTTACCAGTCCAACAATACTAGGAAAAATGAATGCCATTTGGAAATTACTTGAGCTTTATGATATATTATGGCAAGGTATTGACTGGAGTATGGTTCAATCCATTGTCCAATTCCTATATAAAGTTCTTGATTGGCTCATGGAGAAATGTAATTTAGCGAAAGAGTTTTGTAAGACGAGATTTAAATGGATAAAAGCCAAAAAGTTTACCGATGGGATTGAAAAACAGGCGTTCGACGATCCTACTGCACCAGAATTGCAGATTAATGACTGTTTGTACACAGCTTTAGCGCCTCAGTTTAATAGCAGTCCCCAGAGATTTAAGAAAGAGTTTTTGGCATGGCTTAAAAATTTTTCGCAGGAAGAATACGAAGACTTATGTGCATTAAATGGGTCTGTATCACGTGCAGAGCAATCATTAGAGGAAGTTAAAAATATAGCAGACTCAGAACTTATGCTAACAGATATACACGTTTTACTAATTTCGCAGTTTAAACAGACTAACATCTTGGTGAAAAATGGAAATGAAGAAGTTTTGAGAGATAATGCAGCCCAGCGACTATCTAGCGCAGAACCTAAATATCTTTACCATTGGGTTGCCCCTGAACATTGGGATGCCAGCCTCCCTTGTGGAGGAAGAACTATTTCTATACTTGGCACAGGAAATGAATATGTACATAAGCCTAAAACATGTGAATGTACGAAACCGGTAACTTGTATCTGCATTATATGTGGAACAAGGAAGTGTCTCAATTGCGTAGCTACTTGCTGCGGGTCAATTATTTCCAAAACACCATCACTTGAATCATTAATTTCCACTGACGATGAAGCACAGCCAGTAAAACCAGTTGCTACAGTGACCCCTGTTAAACCAGTAGTACAGGAACCATCTACGCCTTCTACTGTAGAACGCACAACATCAACTCTACAGGAGACATGGCATACAATTGTTAGCTTTTTTGAAAGTTTGGATTTCAACGAGTTCGCCACTAGAGTTAAAAGGTTCTTGGAAAATCTGTTTACCAACATCTATGAATGGTTACAGTCTAACCCCCTGGCACTGGGTTTGGCTTCATGTATTGCAGCAATCTCTACACTGCTAGGGTTTTCTATACCCGTACTATCAAATGAAGGTGACAAACGAAGTATAATAACCAAATTAAGTGATGCAACCAGGAGCATATATTATTTTCAAAGATCAACAACTGGAATAGTTGAAAATTTCAAAGAATTTGGAGAAGCAATGGCTTCTGTGCTTGGGATTTCCACTGATGCTCAAGTGACACACTTTAAAGATAAAGTTCTTGAGATTACGCAACAGGCAGAAAAAATGTTAGAGCTTTCAAATACAAACCCGGCTCACTTTGTAAATTCCAGCGAACAGATGCATAGCTTAGAGGTTGAATTGGCAAACATAGATAAAGTATATTCTGATATGATAAAATTGTCATCCAAAGCCAATATGTCGACTATTAATCCTGTATGGCAAGCGCTAAATAAGGTTAGGCATTCATTACAAGAAGTTAATGCTAGACTGAAGACATGTACATCAAAGCGACAAGAACCTGTGGTCTTATGGTTATGGGGCCCAACAAATATAGGAAAATCCCGATTGCTCAATTATATAACAGAGGAATTAAACAGGCGTATGGGAACAGAAATGAGTGTATTTACAGTGAGCAAAGGCCCAGAGTATTGGAACTCATTTTGTGGACAATCGATAATTAAAATTGATGATTTTGGCTCTTGGGTAGGTGCTGAAGGTAATACAGACGCTTTGGTTATATTTAACCTTAAAACCACCGCAGCCTATAACCCCAATTTGGCAGCTCTATCAGAAAAAACCACAATGGCTGCACCAAAGTTCGTGATAGTCGCCTCAAACCATCCTACCGTCTCCTTAAATTCAGGCGTGACAGACCTTACAGCTTGGGAACGCAGACGAGATTTTTTTGTGCGTGTTGATTGGCCAGGACATGAACTATGTGCTCAGGAAGGTGATTGTGAGCACTTAAAAAAGGTCAGACAAGAGTATGCTGATACCAAAAGAGAAAATTTTTCTCATTTAAAATTGACCGAATGCTTGCCTAATATCACTCAAATACACAATGTACGAGGCAAAATGGAAGGAGTTGTAAAGCCCTTAGACGAGGTGAAAGCACAAGAATGTTCTATTGATAGCCTCATTACTAAAATGATAACTAAAGAACAGATTTTTAGAGAACAATTTGAAGTAAGTTTTAATGGCGAAATCCTTAAACAGTCTATTGTGTCACAATTTGTAGATTACCCTAACTATATGATTGCGGGCCCACCGGGTACGGGAAAATCATTTATATTGGGATCCGTTAAGACATCACGAGCTGGTTGCTTTATGATAGAGACTAAAGATGAGTTCGAAAATTTTGCTAATGCTGGATTTGTAGCACCAGATGCCACTTCAATGGTCATACTTGATGATCTGTCAACTCATGTCTCTTCGGAAAAGTTTGATGACTTGTTGCAAAAGATTAAGGAAAGAAGCGATCAACAGGATCCAAAAACTATTCCCTGGGTTATGGGAGTTAATTTACAAATTTTAAAGCCTAGAGTTGAACAACTATTTGGAGGAGCTGATAATGAAGAAGCTTGGGACATGTTTTTGAGAAGAAATAATTTGATAGAAACAAAGATAAAGAAGACTCTAACCCGTTTGTTCAAGAGACCCACTCCTCAAGTGATAGCTGATCACATCAAAAAAGGAAAACCTATAGAAGAGTATGTAGCGTATAATATAGGTTCGGAAAAAAAAACTCAACACCAAGTGATAGACCTGCTATCAAATATTCAAGTAAAAGTGGTTGATATTGCTTCCGATGATGTCCTCAAAGAAGAACCATTAAGGAAGCCAGATGCTTATATTAAAATGGATATAACTTCAGATGAATTGGTTGAACTTGTAAATAGAACAGTAGTATCAAAGATCATGCAACTCTTATCATCTGATAAGATTACAATAAGTCCTGGAAAGCATTCTACGAGAACGATATTGTTGAAAGTCAAAAATGCTATCTCAAATGCTGGATCTCACTTTGGAATTGAATTTGATACTGCCGATGAGTTTATGTTAGAGTGTAACAATAGCAGATTTTTACAAGAGTTTGGAGACCAACATTACTATCTCATTTTGCTTGACAAGATATATTCCATACATCGCGAAGGGGGAGATGTTAAGGCATTTTTAGTTAATGAACCCGTCTCTGCAATAGGCAAATTTACCAATGATTGTGCTGAACTGGCTAAAGTAGTTAAAGCGGTAGATTTCGTATCTATGACTGCATCAGAATTCTCTCCTTGGATTTGTTTTGCTGGAGACTTAATAGCCATGATTAGCAAGATAGGTCTTTCAGCCTTGAGTATATCACATTCAGTGTCTTCAGAAAGAGAAGCGTCTTCCGCACTGCGCATTCTGAATAAGGCGAAGAGTAATGCACATTTGGCCCTAGAAAGAGAAGCATCCAAGTTAGCAAATTTATTTTCCGATACACACCTGGATTCAAACACTAATAGAGGTGGCAATTTGTATTCGATCTCAATGCCTGGAAAGGATAAATATACCTCGCTAAAAGAGACAGAATCACCAGTAACACGTAGCAATCGAGCCCCTGTGCGTCCCTCAGTTCCTCCTAAAAGAGAAACAAGCGCAGACGCGCGTCGAGCAAAAGATGTGGACAAAGTCATAAAGGGAGATTTGGAACGGGAAATAACTGGATCCCAAAAGGGTTCTTCTACTGACATTTTATACAATTTAAAAACTGAATATGACAGTGTAGGCGGACGCCATTCAGGACATAAAACAGTGGTTAAGCAAAGCGTTTTAACAACAGAAGAATTTTCTGAGCTAGTAAAAGAGGATGTTATACCCGTAGCTCAATCATGTGCAGACCCTGATTTGTTACCATCTATTGACAAGATCTCACGAAATTGTGTACGAATTTTAAATAGAAATGGCAAGCACATATGTCATGGACTAGTGATTAAAGATTTTATAATGACCACAGTACATCACATTCGGTCTATGTATCAAATAGAAGATCTTATTGTAGAAGATATACACAATAACAGATATACATGCACATTTTATCAGGAGATACCAGGTGAAGACATGCTTGATTTGAAGTTACACCCAGTTAATTCGGCTGCTATAACATTCAGTGACATTACCAGACATTTAGCAAGTCCAGAGTATACAGACTATGAGCAGATGAGTGCAGTTTTGCTTACAGTTTCACGCATGTCCTCTAAAGAAAAAAACCCACTGATTATACTAAGAACTTATACTGTACAAAGGATGCTTAGCTTATACGATGATGATGTGGGAACAATGATAAGACTAATTAAGTACATGGGTTATAAGACCGGTATGTATACGACAGATGTAATCACTAGACCTGGAGACTGTGGTAGTGTCTTGCTCGTATCAGATCCAAACTATCACGGGGGAAAAATATTAGGGTTACATTCAAGAGCCACAGATGTTGAAGCATTTATAAGACCAATATTTAATACGTGGTATATTAACCCCATCAAGGAAATTTTATTGCCTGGTAAGTTCATGAAAGAAATAATTCCAGTGGAAAATGAAGAACACATAGCTGTGACTTCCTTTAACGTACATAATTCCGGTAAGACAAAACTGTTCAGAAATATATGCCCTATAGGAGAAAAAAAATATGAACCCAGTTTGCTCACTCCACAAGATACTCGGAATCCTGGCCACGACATGTTGGAAGTTGAGGCGAAAAAATGGCTTATTAAGCCCCCTACTATGAGTGCTAAAGATAAAAATCTATATAGAACATGCGTAATTGATGAAGCAAAACGATTCATTGACGTGTTTTCAAGGGAACATAAAAAAATTGCTGTGTTGACGAAAACTGAAGCATTAAACAAATACAGATTTGCAGTTCATTCTGAGCCCATACCAACACGAACCTCGCCAGGTTATCCATGGAACTTCTACTCCAAGAGCATAGGCAAAAGTGACTACATTAAAGTCAATGAAAAAACCGGAGTTAGGTGTTTCAAAAAGAGCCCTCAAGTTGACAAATTACATGCTGCAATTGATAGACTCAAAAATCATTGCATAAAGGGCGAAGATTGTGAAATTCCTCTCTTCCAAGTGGTACTAAAAGATGAAGCTGTTAAATTGAAAAATGTCTATGACACTCCAAAGACGCGTACAATTGCAGCCTGCCCTTTACATATGAGTATTTTAATGCGGCAATATACACATGCAGGTATATCATCAGCAACAGATTGTCATATGAGTCTTCCACCAGCAGTAGGTATTGATCCCACTTCAGCACATTGGGACATGATGTGGAGACAGGCTACCAATGTAGGAAAAGATACAGTCGCAATGGATTACAAAGGATGGGATTTTACAGTACTCCCTTTTGAAATTGAAATGTTGGCACTCTTTTGGAACACATTGTATCATGCCATGGATCCAAATTGGAAACAAGAGGATGACAAAGTGCGCAGTGAAATTTATAAAATACTCTCAGAAGCGTACATTATAGTCCACAATAAAGTGTATCAGATTGCTCAGGGCATGATGTCTGGAATTCCATCGACATCCTATGACAACTCCCTTATAAACACTTTTAGAAAGAGATTCTCATGGAAGAAAATATTTCTTAAATCACGACCATCAATAGTGGGTAGTGATTACTTCAACCGCTATGTCTACCTCAAGTGCTATGGAGACGACTTTTTTATGGTTGTAATGAAATCTCTGGTTGGAGAATATAATGCATTGACCATCAGAGACGTTGAAGAGAGTGTGTTTGGCGTGACTCTAACATCACCAGATAAGGAAAAGGAAATTGTGTCTACAATGCCACTACACGACGTCACATTCATGAGTCGACATTTTAAAATTATTGGAGATCGTTGTTTTGGCGCCCTAGAATGGGTAAGAGTTCTAAAGCCAACGTGGTGGGTTCACGATTTTAGATCACATCAAGTATGGAAAGATCCAGACACTCTAGTTTCCAACCTAACTAATGCGTTCTCGGCTTACGAATCTGCACTAATGGAGTCAGTGGTTTACGGAGTCGAGAAATTCAATTCTATACGCGAACCAGCACAAAGAGAATTTTCGCGTCTTGGATTTCCAAAAACCCTGCCTGATTACGAAACAATGTATGCTGAACTTCAGGGAGTTCCACCACCAGATTCTCTCACTCACGGAATTGAGATAGTGCAAAACGTCCCTTTTTTGGCAAAAGCGAAAATTAAGAAACCTAAAATACCAGAAGATGCAAAAAATTTTGGAAATAGAATTTCATGGAATTATGGACCAGCCTACTCCTACCGAGGAGTCGATCATCCGGAAAAAAAAATCCCTTCACAATATGAGCACCTACTACGGTGTGCAAATCATTATTTTGGAAGGTGTTGGAATTCATTACTATTTAATTACTATCCACCAGGAGGGTGTATACCAGCACACAAAGATGACGAACCATGCGTAGATCAAACACAGGGAGTGGGATGCCTCACAGTTTACGGAGACGGGACTTTAATGTTAACAAGGGAGGGCTATCCACCACTAGAAGTGCTGTTAAACCCTAATGATTTTTATATAATGGATGAAAATTGTCTCAAGTTGTGGAAACACCGACGATACGATCATTCTCTGCCAACTATGTCAATAACATTCCGTCGTATTGTACCTAGCCATTTACTAGCGTCACAATAGCAATACCCAAGAGATCGCTAAGATGTCACAACCTTTATTAGACGAACAAAAAATTACTTCTGTCCAGGATGCTCCTGGTGTTAATTTGCCGCCTTCAATAGATGGGCCACCAATCCCAACTAATGAAGTTTGGCATCACACTGGTCATAAAAATGTAATAGACCCACAAGTTTACGAACAAAATATTTTTGTAGCAACTGTAGAATGGTCTGTTAATGATGAAGCAGGTAAACTTCTATGGGTTTCTGAAGTCAATGCGCAGTCGAACCCTTTAACATCTTTTTTGAGTGGAATGTACCACTATTACAAAGGTGGATTTGTATACATGATTAAAGTCATGGGATCTGCTTTTCATGCAGGTCAAGTCTCTCTAACTGTCTTGCCACCTGACGCAAATCCCACTGAATTGTCAGGCACTCGAGGATGGACTGCATACAACTGGGTTGCGGTAGACCCTAAACATATTGGACCAATAGAAGTTGAGGTACGTGATGTGAACCAGGGTAGTTTTCACTTTACAGATCCTTCTAAACAAGGTTTGTCACCCCTTAAAAGAATAGGATGGATTGCCATGTTTGTAGACTCTCGTCTTAATACTACAACATCTGGTACGCAGCAAATTTCTATAGAAATATGGTGTAAACCTACTCGAGATTTCATGTTTTCATACCTCAGGATCCCTAGACCTTCAGAAACACCTTCTGTGGGTATACCTGCTGAATTGGCATACCTATTAAATTTCTCACTTCAAGGAAATGGTATTTTATTGGCAAATTCTTTTGTACAAACTGACAAAATTACAGTATTTCCAAAGACAATTAAAAGTTATCCCTATCAACCATTTAATCAAATTTGGGTTGATGGAACTCATACAGAATTTGCTTTCTTGGAGGAACCAGGATATTCTAGACGAACCATAGGTAATACAAAGTGGGACTCAGCAATTGGAGCTTCAGAATTTTCTGCTATTAGGCCCTTGCCCATAACAAATACAAGAACTGGACAACCTTCTCCCATTGCACCACCATCGAGTGGTAGAGCACCTAGTAGACTAGATTGGAACATAGGTCAGTGGGTGTTTGACAAATGGATCAGCCCACAACAAGGCCATTTCTTTGCATATATGGAAGGAGATTACTTAAGAGATGGGGATAACATTTATATGTTTCGACCAGCTATTGGACCAAAGACTACAATGATCAATGCCCATCAAAACACCAAAACCTTTACAGTTCCAGTTGATGGTGAAGCCTTTTTCCTGCTTTCTGCACAGTCAAATTCCAGTATTGTTAGTCCACTCTCATATGCAGTTTATGAACTATTTAGGACTAAGCAGATCGCACAATGGTGGAGACCTGGACAATGTGCCATTTTCAACTTAGTGGATGTAGAAGAAGGAATTCCTCTGAGGAAAGTCAAATTGTATGAAGAAGGATATTTTACGACAACAGGATCAGACAATTATATATCATACGATATTAAAAAATTACGCCTTGATTTCCAAAATTTTGCTATAAGAACTTCACCACTAAGATCTAGTTCTGAGATGAGAAGGAATGATTTGCTTATTAGACAGAAAGTAGCATATTAAGTTTTACCTCACTAAATTAATAGTTTCAAACACGCAATACCCAATCTACTAGTTATGGCAGCAGCAGCAGCAGCTCTTTTAGGTGGCTCCTCCATTGGAGCAGCCTCACAATTAGGATCTACAGCAATTAGTGCCAATGCACAGCGTGAAATTTCTGCTAATCAAATTGAACAACAAAAATGGGAAATGATGAGAAGAGAAGGAGCATTTACATCGCAAGGGCTCCCCTCTTTCTTAGCTTACCAAGGTGGCAATGCATATGTACCTAGAACCGTTAGCCATTTAGGAGGTACGAATTATGGTATATCGGGGTTCAATGGAAACAATCTGCCGTATTCACCTTCACTCACCAGGCAGATGTATGGCTTTTACAACGATCCTTTGCGATCAAGGACCGAGGCACCTGCCGGTCCCGTTGGTGATCCGCAGTTTCCTGGACAAACCGACAGAATGGGATTAGGAGCTGGAAGGTATAGTGCAGTTCCACCACCAACTCACATCGGAACTCAAACAGAACGAACCCATTTCCCTAGTAGAACGTTTGTAAACAGTAACCGACTTTAATAGATACCTGACTCATTGAGCTTCATCTATCGCAATACCCAAGTGATTGCGAAATTTGGAATTCGTGAATCATTCAAAATGCCTTGCGAAAATTATAAACAAATAGTGTTTTCAGTCCTTGATGGACTTCAAAAATCATATAACACTTTGAAAATTTACTCTGAAATTGAACCATTCATTGGACCCGTGCAAAGTCTAATTAAAATTTCTAAACAGCAAATAATGGAGGGTTTTTTTGATGAAGCACGTCTGACCCTCTTAAAAACAGTTTCTATTGCTGCTAAGATTGCTAGTTTCCGAGTAATTGATACTTTTATAACAACACTCACTACAGGACACCTTAAAATTTTAAGATCTCTTGCTCAAAATGGCATTGATTTCCTTAAGAAGTATTGCCCTAATTTACAAGAAGGACTAGAACAATTTTTCACTGAAGAAAGATTAAACGATTTTGTAGTAGTTGAGAAACAGATGATCCAAACACCCAAGATTCCTCAACTAGAGAGATTCAGTGACCCATACTATGATCAGTGGGATTCACTTCCCAGACTGAGAGATATTTCAACTCTGCTCTATCATGTTCATCTACAGCCAGAACTTCCTGCCGTATCTGTCCAGGATATCATTGAACCTGAAGAACCTCCTGCTGTTCCATCGCGGGACTTGGCCTCTATAGCACACAATGTGTTGACAGGCGTTGATTTACTTAATCCCGATCCATTGACAGAATATGAGCCTGAACCACCTGAAATTGAAATAAAATTGGAATGGCCTAATTTAATGACTCAAGAATTTCAATTTCCATGTTTTTGTGACGAAGAAGATGACGTTGATGAGGATGATAGACCACATGCTTTATTGCAGTTCTACTATGACTTGTTTTCTGATTTCTTCACTGATATGCAATATTTTTTTCCAACAATTGAAAAAGAGCATAACCTTTTCCTAATCTATTTACTTTCTGTTGAACAGTGGACTCTTGCTTCAATTGTTTCAGGACTTGACTCATATACAGTTGATAAATTACTCAATGCTGAAATACACCTTCCAAATTGCATTATGAACCATGTTTTGACACCAGCACACATTAACATGTGGATGACTCTTGTAAATGAGTATAGCATGCCCTGGAGGCATGTTTGGAAAGCAGTACACATCGCTTGTGAAAATTCAGAATTTTATTATGACGACATCGACGCTTACATTAGTATCCCACCATGCAAATTTTCATATTATAACGACGAAGAATTACCATGGTATGTGGCAGCTTGCAAAAAAATAATGTCTACTCAATTTACAATACAAGATGTTGACGATGTAATGATACAGACACGATCATCATATAGAATGCCAATTGAGACCTGAATTTGACCACCAACTATGACTTTGTTTTGTGTTGTCCTTTAATTCGCTGCGTCTGGAGAAACCCTCCTCACAATTGGGGACCGAATCACCTGTTTGGGGAAACAGGCTTCCTTTCGCGGTTTGGTAAATTTATTTGTGTTGTCCCA